ATGGCAGCGCTTTACACTGGCATGGATGTTCTACTGCACACCAGCTACGGAGAAGGTTTTGGCGTTCCGGCTATCGAGGCACAAGCATGTTCGACCAGGGTTATCGGTTCAAGCTGGGCAGCAACACCAGACCTGCTAAGCCCTGATTCTCTAATGGTTGAAGGGCAACCGTTCTGGGACGAAGCCCAAAAGTCATTCTTCCAGATACCCCTAATCCCTAGCATCATCAACGCTATGCAGGAGGTCTACGACTCACGCGGTTCGTCTGATCAGTGTGTTGAGTTTGCCAAGCAATTCGACATTGAACATGTCTGGGAGAACTACTGGGTTCCATTCCTAAAGACCCGCCTAAAGTGAAGCTAACGGCTCTCGCACCCTTTCCGTTCGTAGGAGCAGAGTTCGGCGGTGGGGAAAGAATCTACAACTTGCTAACGCGCATTGACGCAGAGCTAGAAGTGTTCATCCCTAACGTGCAAGTAGAAACCAAACAGCAGCACAAAAACCTAACGCTTAACTATTACCTGATTCCAGAGGAGCTGCGTCACGATGACTTTGACTTCTCGGTTATTCAGAGCGCTCACATAATCAAGGAACGAATAGGCGAGACGGATCTAGTAATCCTTGAGCACCCCTGGCAGGTAGATGCACTATCGGGTCAGCGCTTCTTATACGATGCGCACAATAACGAGACGAAGCTAAAGGCAACGCTGTTCGGCAAAGAGTCTGCGGAGATAGCAGCCAGAGTAGAAACAAAAGCCCTGCTCGCAAACCACGTCACCTTCTGTAGTCAGGATGACAACCTAGACACACAATCACCCATGACGCACATCCCTAATGGGACAGACATCCCCAAGCTCTCTAGCGTCACCTCATACCGAAGCAAGGTCCTACTGTTTGCCGGTAGCGCTCACCCGCCGAACATAGGCGCTGCACAGATGCTAGCTAACTTAGGGCAGGTGTTACCAGAGTATGAAATCTTTATTGTGGGAAATTGTGGTAACTACATTCAGACATCGAGCGATAACGTGCGAATACTGGGACATGTAAACTCTGCAACACTTGACGCGCTACTTCGGGTTACTCACGCCTTCGTCAATCCGATTGCCGCAGGATCAGGCACATCTCTCAAAGTCGCAAAGGCTCTTAGCTACGGAGTGCCAGTCATAAGTTCGGAGCTGGGCGCTAGAGGCTACGCTGATTCTTGCATCATCGCTAGAAACGCTCAGGAAGTCATAGATGCGTTACAAGCGCTAAAGGTTCAAAGTAACTATCTAAGCGAGTCAGAGCGGGCGCGAGAGGCTTCTCTAGGCTACTCTTGGGATTCGATTGGTAAACGTTTTGCCGATGTTGTGTTAGGACTGCTATGACAACACTTACAGTCGTTACCGCCTGCTGGGGCGAGGACTATGCTCAATTCATTCCTCAATGGTGGAGAGGTCTGCAAAGCCTCAACCGCAAACCTGACGAGATTATCTTGGGCATAATCAAAGGTGACCCAGTTGGTTTAGCCGCCTCAATTCCCGAAGGGATAGAAGCTCGCATCGTAGAACTTCCAGACCTGCCAATAAATTACAAATGGGACTATGCCATTAGTCAGGTAACTTCTAAGTGGTTTACTCCAGTGCCTATTGACGATGAGCTACTGCCAGGAGCGTTTGACGAGATTGACATCGCTGACGATCAGCAAGCGGAAATTTATGTCGATTCGATTATTTACAGAGGCACTGACCGAGTTTGGAAAGGGCACTGGAACACAGAGGGAATCTCCCACACAATGCCAGCGCCACAACTTATTCCCTGCACAAAAGAACTATGGGACAGGCTAGGGCAGAAGATGGAATACCGATGGAGCGATTGGATTTTTCAGATTGACGCTGCTAAGGCAGGAGCAAAGCCTTACATAGCTAACACCGTCAGGATTATCTTTGACAATGGAGCTAACAGGATAACCGAGTCAGGGCTTTCAATGAATCCAGCGACTAGAGCTGTAGAGGATGCAAAGGTCCGGCAATACGCAAAAGACAATGGGTTCTAATCAGTAGAATAGAAGCATGCCGACTTATTGCACACTAGCCGAAGTCAAGTCAAGCCTTCGCATCACTGACAACATTGACGATGCCATTATCACTAAGGCGATTATCGCTGCCGAAGAAACCATTGACGCATACTGCGCTCGTAGCTTTGGTAAGACCAGCAGCATCGTTCGCTACTACGCACCGCGTGATTCTTTCATCACCGACATTGACGATCTAGTCACGCTGACATCTATCGTGACTATGGCTGATGATTCACAGACTAGCTACACAATCACTTGGACTACTGAGGACTATCAGCTAGAGCCATTGAACGGTTATGTAGACGGAGCTTATTCACCGGCAACTCGTATCCGCGCTATCGGTAATTACACCTTCCTAACGCTAGACGGCGAAGCTACTGTCAAGGTCACCGGCATCTTCGGTTGGAACTCGGTTCCAGGTTCTATCTCTCAGGCTGCAATCTTGCTAGCTAGCAGAATCTATAAGCGCAACGATAGCCCGCTGGGAATCATCTCTGGCGAGCTAGGTTCGATGCGTGTAGGCGTTCGCCTTGACCCAGATGTTGAGCACATGATTCAGCGCTACCGGAGAGTAAGGGTTGGCTAGTGGCTGACATCCAGCTTCTCCGAACAGGGTTAGCCGCAAACCTAGCAACCATCACAGGGCTACGCACTTCGCTAGACATCCCAGATAACCCAAGCCCACCTATTGCCATCGTGCAGTTTCTTCGCGCCGAGTATCACCAAGACTTCCGCAACGGCATGACCGAATACACATTCGCTGTGCAGGTTGTAGTCGGACGTGCAGATGATCGCACCGCGCAGAGAAGCCTAGACGCGTTCTGCTCTAGCGATTCTGCTAGTTCTGTCAAGCGTGCGATAGAATCTAATCGTAACCTCGGCGGAAACGCGTTCGATGCTGTGGTCACAGAAATGTCGAGTTATGGCAGCGTGCTAATAAACGACACAACCTATCTGGCAGCGGAGTTCGCTGTCAGAGTGCTTGCAAGCTAACTAGGAGAAAAAATGGCAAAGCTAGTTCTGACAGACGTTCAGACCAAAATCGGCGGAGTGGACTACTCTGCCAACATCAACCAGGTTGAAATCAACGTTTCAGCCGACTCAGTAGAGACCACAGCCTTCGGGTCACAATGGCGCTCAGAGGTGTCCGGCTTGAAGGCCGCAACCTTTACCGTATCGTTCCACAACGACTACGCAGCCGCAGCAATCGACAGCTCCCTATGGGCACTGTTCGGCACTAACGCAACCGTAGTGGTAAAGCCACTTGGCACTGCAACCGGTGTCGGATATAGCTTCGTTTGCAACGTAAACAACCTAACCCCAGTGGCGGGTTCTGTTGGAGACCTAGCAACCCAGAACGTAACTTGGCCTGTAAGCGGAGAAGTTACTCGTTCAACTGCAACTGTCTAATAACTAAAAAAAGGAAACCTACAAAATGAGAATGAACCTACTCGTCAATTACTCTGACGGCAAAGCTCAGGAAGTAACCGCTTCCGCATCCGATCTAGTCAGGTTCGAGCGCGAGTTCGACATGTCTATTTCAAAACTAGGCGTGGACATGAAGTTTACTCACCTACTCTTCTTAGCGCACAGTTCGCTATTCAGACAGGGTGAGACTAAGTTGGACTTCGATGCATGGCTAGATTCTGTGGAGTCGGTTGGAGCGTCCGAACAAGACCCAAAATAGTAGGGCTTGGCGGTGAGTCAGCACATTGGTTCATCGCCAGCCTTTCTGTTGAAACTGGCATAGCGCCGTCTGTCCTGATGCAGGAATCAGACCGCATGCTTTGGACTATGACGCGATACCTGATCGCTAAGCACCAACCACAAAGCTAACCCCTGTCAAACGGCAGGGGTTTGCCTTTAGGTAGAATAGAGTTAGGAGTTGCTTATGTTTGCAGTAAATACCCACGCGCTAACGATGTCAGACATCAAACAGCTACAGCGTGACCTTAAGGCTATCGAGCCAGAGCTACTGCGTGACATGAGACGCGAAATCAAAGCCATCGCAAAACCTATCGAGCAGCGCATGAAATCCAACATTCCTAACAGACCACCTATGTCCGGTATGGGTGGAGTTGTGAAATACAGGAATGGTAGCTACGCAATCAACGAGGGACGTTTGCGCTGGGATGGGCAGGGACTAAACCCTAGTGCTGGAAAGCTAACCAAAAAGTTTCAGCCAAACTCTACGAAGATTAGCCAGGCAGGTAGGTCATCGGGTCGCTCCCTAACTACCGCGCTAGTCAAAGTAATCATGCAGTCAGCACCGGTGTCAATGGTGGACATGGCAGGTCGTGTCGGTAAGGGCAGACCACAGTCGCGCGAATACGTCATTAGGCTTCGTAATGGTGAGCTACAAAAGCGTAGACACAAGGTGACAACGCAGGGACAGCAGTTCCTAAGCAACTTGTCTGGCAACGCCTCACGCTTTGGATGGCCCGCGCTAGAAAATTCACTCGGCTTTGTTGAGCGCGAGATTGAGCAAGTTATTCAGAAGTATTACCGCAGAGCGAATAGAGGCATCTAATGGCTGGAAATGTAAGAGTTGTCCTCAAGTCCGTATGGGATGACAAGGCACTTAGAAAAGCTCAGTCTGACGTTGCTCAGATGGGTAAGCAATTAGGCGCGGCTGCCGGTGTTGCTGCTGCCGCCTTTGCTGCCGCAGGTGTTGCACTAACTCGCTTTGGTATT